TCACTCCCTCGCCGTCAAGACCAACGGCACCCTGTGGGCGTGGGGTCTCGCTTCCAGTGGTCAGCTTGGCGACGGCACCACCGTAAACAAATCTTCCCCTGTTCAGATCGGTGCACGGACCGACTGGGCGCAGGTCTCGGGTGGAAGTGCTCACTCCCTCGCCCTCCGTTCCCAACCTATTACCTACGTTGGCGCAGTAGCAAACCCGCTGGACGGCGATTCGTTGCAGGAACCGACAACCGCAACCGTGACGCCCCCTACTTCGCAGGCAGGAGACCTCGTGTTCATGGTTGCGCAGTCCATGCAGAACAATATGTCCTTCACTAATCAAGGAGGGCAGACGTGGACTGACTTGGGGTTGTTCTCCGGAACGTACTACCACAACACGTGGTGGTGCGTATTCAACGGTACATGGAGCGCAAATCCGGGTGTCTCGTTTGCGTCCGTGGGTGGTAACCATGCAAGTACGGTTGTGCTGCATGTCTTTCGTCCTCCGACTACGGGGTATACGTGGGTGGAGAACGTACCCTATGCCGCAGTAGCAACGGCTTCTCTGGATACGCATACGATTGATGGGCAAACGCCTACAGTCCCGCTGACTCTGTCCTTCGCGTCGTGGTTCTCGGACGACGACAACACATGGGGCACGTTGACAGGGGATGGTTGGGTTGTTGCCGGGGGTGCGCAGTATCGCAACTTAGCGGGTGCGGATATGTCGTGCGCATTTGCGTACAAGATCAACCGTACTGCGAAGCCCACGGGTTCGGTTTCTCTGACGATAACGGCGTTGGGTCCCGACTCAGGTGCGAAGTCGATGATTACGATGCGTGCTGTGCCACCTGCACCGGCTGCGATGACGGATTACAAACTGCCGGAATTCGACGGAGTCGAAGATTACCTGATTCGCCGTGCGCTCTTGTTACCGGAAGCTAGGGACCGGGATTCCCTCTGGGCGTGGGGCGCCGCTGGCAACGGCCAGCTCGGTAACGGCACCACCACCCCAGACATCTCCAGTCCCGTCCAAGTCGGTGCCCTCACCGACTGGGCGCAGGTTTCGGGTGGGAACGCTCACTCCCTCGCCGTCAAGACCAACGGCACCCTGTGGGCGTGGGGTTTCGCTTCCAGCGGCCAACTCGGTGACGGTACCGTCGCAACCAAGTCCTCCCCCGTTCAAGTCGGCGCCCTCACTGACTGGGCGCAGGTCTCAGGTGGAGGTAATCACTCCCTCGCCGTCAAGACCGACGGCACCCTGTGGGCGTGGGGCGCCGCTGGCAACGGCCAGCTCGGTAACGACACCACCACCCCGAACATCTCCTCCCCCGTCCAAGTCGGCGCCCTCACTGACTGGGCGCAGGTTTCAGGTGGAGTTAACCACTCCCTCGCCGTTAAGACCAACGGTACCCTGTGGGTGTGGGGTCTCGCTTCCAGTGGCCAGCTCGGTGACGGCACCACCGTAATCAAGTCCTCCCCCGTCCAGGTGGGTGCCCTCACCGACTGGGCGCAGGTCTCAGGTGGGTGGTTACACTCCCTCGCCGTCAAGACCAACGGCACCCTGTGGGCGTGGGGTTACGCACTCAATGGCCAGCTCGGTGACGGCACCACCGTAGACAAGTCTTCCCCCGTTCAAGTCGGCGCCCTCACCGACTGGGCGCAGGTCTCGGGTGGGTGGTACCACGCCCTCGCCGTCAAGACCAACGGTACCCTGTGGGCGTGGGGTTTCGCTTCCAGTGGTCAGCTTGGCGACGGCACCACCGTAAACAAATCTTCCCCCGTTCAAGTCGGCGCCCTCACCGACTGGGCGCAGGTCTCGGGTGGGGGGAGTCACTCCCTCGCCGTCAAGACCGACGGCACCCTGTGGGCGTGGGGTGTCGCCGCCGACGGCCAGCTCGGTGACGGTACTACCGTAGCCAAGTCTTCTCCCGTCCAAGTGGGTGCCCTCACTGACTGGGCACAGGTCGCAGGTGGAGGTTCTTACTCCCTCGCCCTCCGTGGCTCCGCCTCTGCGAATAAGCGCGGCACTCTCTCTGCCTTTGTGCGGATGATGGGGAACGATGGCGTGAAACAAGCGATCCTTACCGGGCGAAACGCGAATACAGAGCGTTTCCTGCTTCAGCGCACAGCGGCGAACAAGATTCAGCTTGACGTTGCGAGCCTCACCAACCGTGGCGTGCAGTTGGTTTCTTCCGGCACCTACGTTACGGCGGCGAACCCGGTGCACATCCTTGCCTCGTGGGACACTGATCTTCGCCGGGCGCAGATGTACATCAACGATGTCCAGCAGTTGCCGGGAGCCATCGTCAGTCGTTCGCGCCTCAACTACCGGCTCGATGATTGGGCTGTAGGTGCCGATGCAGCGGGGAACAATCTCGCAGCGGCAAAGATTGGGGAAGTGTTTCTCGATTTGAAGAATTCGGTGAATTTGAATTCGCCAGCGAATAGAAGACAGTTCGCGCGGGTGAGTAGTGGAGAGGCGTGGGCGTGGGGTTCCGCTGCCAACGGTCGGCTCGGTGACGGCACCACGGTAAACAAATCTTCCCCTGTTCAGATCGGCGCCCTCACTGACTGGGCGCAGGTCTCAGGTGGAGGTACTCACTCCCTCGCCGTCAAGACCAACGGTACCCTGTGGGCGTGGGGTTTCGCTGGCAACGGCCGTCTGGGCAACGGCACCGCCACCCCGAACATCTCTTCCCCTGTTCAGATCGGTGCTCTCACTAACTGGGCGCAGGTCGCAGGTGGAGGTTCCTACTCACTCGCTGTCAAGACCAACGGCACCCTGTGGGCGTGGGGTTCCGCTGCTCAAGGCCAGCTCGGTGACGGCACCACCGTAGACAAGTCTTCCCCCGTTCAAGTCGGCGCCCTCACCAACTGGGCGCAGGTCTCGGGTGGGGGCTTCCACTCTCTCGCCGTCAAGACCAACGGCACCCTGTGGGCGTGGGGTCTCGCTTCCAGTGGTCAGCTCGGTGACGGCACCACCGTTGGCAAGTCCTCCCCCGTTCAAGTCGGTGCCCTTACTGACTGGGCGCAGGTCTCGGGTGGGGGGCTTCACTCCCTCGCCGTCAAGACCAACGGCACCCTGTGGGCGTGGGGTTTAGCGGCTAGTGGTCAGCTCGGTGACGGTACCACCGTAGACAAATCTTCTCCTGTTCAGATCGGCGCCCTCACTGACTGGGCGCAGGTCTCGGGTGGGGACGCTCACTCCCTCGCCGTCAAGACCAACGGCACCCTGTGGGCGTGGGGTGTCGCTGGCAACGGCCGTCTGGGCAACGGCACCATCACCCCGGACATCTCCTCTCCCATCCAGATCGGTGCCCTCACCGACTGGGCGCAGGTCGCAGGTGGAGCTAACTACTCCCTCGCCGTCAAGACCAACGGTACCCTGTGGGCGTGGGGTTTCGCTTCCAGTGGTCAGCTTGGCGACGGCACCACCGTTGACAAGTCTTCCCCTGTTCAGATCGGTGCCCTTACTGACTGGGCGCAGGTCTCGGGTGGGGGCGCGCACTCCCTCGCCTGTAAGAACCGTCCCTTTGTCCCCACTCAAGTTGGTCGCCACGGATCCCTGCCCTTCGCTTCCGCGCCCGATGTTTACCTGCATACGGACGCCGCTGAATCGCCATGAGCCTTCCGTATAACCATGGTTGGGGCGGGAACTTTGTCACAGTTGGGACACTTGACGAAGTATCAGGCGCGACAACGAGGAAACCCGGTGTAGTTGCGGTAAACATTACCGGGAAAGCACCGACGCTGTTCCAGCAGTCAATCCGACTGCCGAATGCCGGGACGTTGGTGATTACGGGTCAGACACCCGTTGCGTTCCGACAGTCTTTCAGACTGCCGGGTGTCGGGATACTCGCTCTTACAGGCCAAACGCCGACGCTGTTTCAGCAGTCGATCAGACTGCCGAACGTCGGGACGCTGACAATCACGGGTCAGACGCCGAACCTGTTCCGACAGTACGTTGCGTACCCGAACGCCGGGGCGCTGACGATCACGGGTCAGCTTCCCGCCCTATTCCAACAACGTTCTATATCCGTAGACGCCGGGGCGTTAACCCTTGCGGGTTACGCACCGACACCGTTCCAGCAGTCGATCAGACTGCCGAATGCCGGGGCGCTGACGATCACGGGTCAGATACCGAACCTCGCGTTCTCATACGTAATTCCCGCAGGAGCGTTGGTTTTCACGGGCCAGACGCCCATTGCATTCCGACAGTCTTTCAGACTGCCAGATGTTGGGGCATTAACCCTTGCGGGTTACGCACCGACGCTATTCCAGCAGTCGATCAGACTGCCGAACGCGGGGGCGCTGATTCTCTCGGGGCAAGCTCCCGCTGCGTTCCAGCAGTCGATCAGACTGCCGAACGTCGGGGCGCTGATTCTCTCGGGGCAAGCTCCCGCTGCGTTCCAGCAGTCGATCAGACTGCCGAATGCCGGGGCATTAACCCTTACGGGTTACGCACCGACGCTGTTCCAGCAGTCGATCAGACTGCCGAACGCGGGGGCATTAACCCTTGCGGGTTACGCACCGACACCGTTCCAGCAGTCAATCAGACTGCCGAATGCCGGGACATTAACCCTTACGGGTTACGCACCGACACTGTTCCAGCAGTCGATCAGACTGCCGAACGTCGGGGCGTTGACGATCACAGGTCAGATACCGAACCTCGCGTTCTCATACGTAGTTCCCGCAGGAGCGTTGGTTCTTACAGGATACGAAGTTACGCTTCTCGACGTTCCCGGTGCGTTCGTTATTCCGGTAGATGCCGCATCGCTGTTACTTACAGGCCAATCCCCCTTCGCGTCTGAACAGGTAAGTGCAAAACCCAACGTCGGGGCACTGACGATCACGGGTTACGCACCGAACGTATTCAAGCAGCAAGTCGTAGCCCCGGATGCCGGGGCGTTGGCACTTACGGGTCAATTGCCAAGTGTACTTCTGGCGACAGCCAGACAACCAAACGTCGGGGCGCTGACGTTTACAAGCTACGTACCGAGTCTGTTCCTGCCATCCGTTACACAACCCAACGTCGGGGCACTGACGATCACGGGTCAGACACCGAACCTTGCGTTCTCGTACGTAGTTCCCGCAGGTTCGCTGATCCTTACGGGTCAAACGCCGACGTTGTTCCAGCAGGTCATCAAACAACCGAACGCCGGAACCCTAGTTTTCAGTGGTCTTGCTCCCGCTATCGAAGGTGCGGCAAATATCCCGGTTCCCGTAGGAGGTTTGTCACTCACCGGGAATACTTCGAGTCTTGTATTTGGTAACGCGTTACCAAACGGGGCGGCAACGTTTACAGGTCTCGCGCCTGTTGCATCGGTAACAACGCTTGCCACTCCCGCGCGAGGAACTCTAGCCTTTACGGGTTACGCACCGACGCTGTTCCAGCAGTCGATCAGGTTGCCGAACGCCGGGGCGTTGACGCTTACAGGTCAAACTCCCGCCGTATTCCAGCAGTCGATCAGGCTGCCGAACGCCGGGGCGCTGATCCTCTCGGGACAGACCCCCGCTGTATTCCAGCAGTCGATTAGGCTGCCGAACGCCGGGTCATTGATTCTCTCGGGTCAAACCCCCGCTACATTCCAGCAGTCGATCAGGTTGCCGAACGCCGGGGCGTTGACGATCACAGGCCAGACGCCGAACGTCGTCGTGACAGCGGTTGCCCTGCCTGCCACGGGTGCCCTGATACTGACAGGCGAAACCCCCACCCTGCAAGAAACACCTATACGGCAGGTTTCTTCGGGTGCCCTTACGCTGGTCGGCCGCACTCCCGTACTGGCCGAGCAGACTCTTTCGCCCGAGATTACGGTACCCGTTGATTCGCTCGTTTTCTCGGGGTATGCCCCGGTCGTTTCCGCGCCCTCGGTGGTTCGCCGTCCACGGCGCAACGTGCTTCGCCCGATCCGCGAAGGACTGGCCTCGCCAGAGGGCTACAGCGTCTCGTTGCGCGCAGGCAAGGCCCGTGCAGCCGGTAGCGTAGACAAGCCTGCCTTTGGCATCGTGGTACCCATCCATGGGCACCGAACCGGCCTCAACACAACGGCGAGTACGGTAACCGGTGTCACCAAGGCGACAGCCAAAGCCCGATACGGGCTGCGGTCGAAACCCGGCTTTGCCACGGTTTTCGGGGATGCGGCTATCGCAGTGACCGGGGAATCGGACACACTGGCTTTGGGTGAAGTCGTAGCACGCGGCGGCACCCAAATCGAAATCGTTCAATATGAGAGTCTTTATGCATGTGTCGGGGCCGTAAAGGCAGTAGGCGTAGTTAATCCAGACCCCGAAGAAATCGTACGGGCCATCCGGCAACTGCGGCAATCTCGCCGTACCCGGAAGGCCGCTTGATCGGGCTACCGATCACGTGTATCGTAAGTAAGCACTAACTAGGAGGTAGTCATGGCTCGCAGAGAATCGCTCAGTGTCGCACGGCTCGAAATCGGGCCGCAGACAAACAACGATGCTGGACAGGCGTACGCAACGTACATGAAGACCGGTACCGTTGCTCGTACGGATACCAGCGCGAAGAACCTTTTCAAACTCCCGGCAAACTCCGTCATCACTCGACTGTGGCTGTCAGGCGCAGTCGCATCGGATGCTGGAACTACCGCAACGGTCAGTGTCGGCAAAACCGGTAGCGCCACCGCATATGTCAACGCGCACGACGTGAAGACGGCTGCTACGGCGACAGGACAACAAGTCCCGACGACCACGGCAGTTCTCGGTTCTGTCGGCACGGCAACGGTGCAGGTGATCGGCACATACGCCGAAACCGGCGGCGCCTCAAATACAGGTGGCCCGTGGGCAGTGTACGTGGAGTACTACCTCCCGTAATGCTCGAACGCGCAACCAAAAAAGAACTCGAAGCATTGGTTAACCTCGAATTCAACACCAACTGGAAAATCGTGGTGGATTGGTTAACGAAATCACAGAAAACACTGGACGGCGTGTTACGCACCGCCGAGTCGCCAGTGGTTTTTCATCGGGCACAGGGGGCGAATCAACTCGTGACCGAGTTGATCGACCTATCCATCGACGCACGAAAATTACTTAGCAAGGGAACCAAATGAGTCTCCCAAAGCAAGTGCAGCAGCAAATCACAGAAGCAAAACGTATCGAGGAAGAACTTCGCAAGCAGAAGGAACCCCCGGCAGAACCGGTGCCACCTACGCAGGACGGGCAACCGGTTCCAACAGCGGAAACTCCTGTAGCCCCTGCAACTCCCTCAGAACCCGCCACTCCCGCTACTCCCGCTACTCCCGCACCCCCTCCGCCGCCAGTCGCGTCGGTGCCCAAGTCGCAGTTCGATGAACTGGTTCACCAATATCGAACACTACAGGGCATACACCGTTCGCAGATGCAGGCACGCGGGGAGATGGAACAGCGTATCGCTACGCTGACGCAACAGGTACAGACACTCACTGCACGTTCGCAGCAGCCATCCAGCCCTCCGCCTCAGAAATCCACGGCATTGACGCCCGAGGAAATCGAGGAATACGGGGAGGATCTGATTGGCGTTATCGAGAAAAAGGCCCGTGAAGTTGCCGCGCCGCTTCAAACCCAACTCGATTCCACCGTTGCCGCGTATCGACAGTTGCAGGAACGAAATCAGTACCTCGAAAGCCATCTACAAGGTGTGACTCAGGCACAGAACGAAGGAAGGGAGGAAGCCTTTTTCTCCAAACTTCCTGCACTCGTCCCTGACTGGGAAACGTTGAACTATGACGCAGGTTTTCTTGCGTGGCTCAACCAACCCAACCCGTTTCACGCTGGCGAAACTCGAAAACAGGGTTTGGATCTCGCGGTCCAGAATTTCAATCCCGAAGCAGCCGCTGTATTTTTCACGGCCTACAAAGCCGAAAATCCGACTGTTCCGGTTACCCCTAAAAACCAACCCGTATCGGTGCCATCTCTTGAATCGCAGGCGCAGCCTGCGCAGCGTTCGACGCCCGACGTGGTTAGGCCCACCCCGCAAGGGCGTGTATGGACGCAAGGGGAAATTACCAAGTTTTACCGCGATGTGACTGATGGTAAGTACCGAACCAACCCCAACGAGAAGCAGCGTATCGAACGGGAAATTTTCACGGCGCAACGAGAGAACCGCATTGCGGCTTAACTAACAGGAGATTTCCTCATGGCCTACCCCATTGCAGGAGGGATGCCTGCACAATCAGGTACCTTCATCCCTACGCTGTGGTCGGGCAAGTGGCTTGAAAAGTTCTACGCCACCTCTGTTCTCACAGCAATTGCCAACACGGATTACGAAGGGCAGATTACCCAGATGGGCGATAAAGTCGTCATCCGGCAAACGCCCGACATCCAGATCCGTGACTACGTCGCAGGTCAGAACCTGACCTACGAACGCCCCGATTCGCCGGTCGTCAACTTGCTGATCGACAAAGGCAAGTATTTCGCGCCGGTTATCGACGATGTGATCGAAGTCCAGAGTGATCTGGATCAGATGGATGCATGGTCGTCGGATTCCGCCGAACAAATGAAAATCGCAGTGGACCGCGATGTTCTGGCTGCGATTCCGATTGACGCCACCGTGCATGCCCGTAACAAGGGGCTGACTGCGGGGGCCATCTCGCAGAACATCGTTCTCGGCACGTCCGGTACGCCTGTCCAAGTCACAAAAGCCAACGTCCTCGACAAAATTCTGGACCTCGGCCTCGTGCTGGACGAGCAGAATGTCCCCGAAACGGGACGCTGGATCGTGATGCCTGCGTGGATGATCGCGCTTATCAAGAAGTCTGATCTGAAGGATGCTTCGCTGACTGGCGATGGCACTTCGGTCATGCGCAACGGCAGAATCGGGATGATCGACCGCTTCACGATCTACTCGTCCAACCTGCTGACGGCGGTGACGGATGGTTCGAATCGCTGTTTCTACGCGATTGCTGGTCACAAAGTCGGTTTTTCGTTTGCGTCACAAATTACCAAGGTTGAGACGCTGCGAGCGGAATCGACGTTTGGCACGATCCTGCGTGGCCTGAAGGTCTACGGCTACAAAGTCGTGAAGGGCGAAGCTGTCGGCCTTCTGTATTCCTACCAATAAGGAGACTGACAAATGTCTGCCCTCGACCTGACCCCCGCATCGGTCACTTACACGACCGGTTCGGGAAACCCATTCGGTACCACGGCGTTTACTCAGTGGGATGCGGTGTTCGATTCTGCCTCGGCCACGTTTTCAGGCTACCTCGGTTCCGGCGACACGCACGATTGGATCCACCTCCCGGTGGGTTCGTACGTGCTGGTTGCGGGTCTCGAAGTGCTGGTAGCGGATACGACCGGCAATTCGCCCACCCTTTCACTCGGTACTGCGGCGTCGGGTACCGCATTTTTCAACGGCGGATTTGACCCGAAAGCTACTGCGGGAACCGTTGTTGTTGGTGCGTTGTCCACGGCCCTCGTCGTCACTACGGCGACCAAGCTGCGTACGACCATCAACACGGCGGCGCTGACCAATGCGAAGTTCCGCGTGTTCGCGGTTGTAGCACAACTCGGCAAGTACTCCGAGTTGTACTAAGCGATCCCCCCACCCCGGTTCGCCGGGGTGGGGTTTTGACGGAGGTGTGTGATGGCGGACGTACCTTTTGACATAGGCAAAGGATCGCTGCAAATAACGGGGAAGTTGGTCGAACTCAACGACCGGCTCGATATTTCCCCTTCGGCGGCTGCGTATCTTCTCAGCGTGGCGAATCTCTACGGTACTGTCCCGTTTACCCTGTGGGATGCCGTATTCGACGCGCTTTCTTCCGAACGGACAGGGTATCTCGGTATCAACGATACGCACGATTGGATTCACCTTCCAGTCGGGTCATACGTGTTAGCTGCTGGCTGTGAAGTACTGGTGCCGGATGCTACGGCGAATTCCCCCACTATTTCTCTCGGAACCACAACGGCTGCGACACAGTTTCTGAACGGGGCATTCAACCCCAAAGCAGCGGCAGGCACTACCGTTGCCTCGGCGTTGTCCACGGCCCTCGTCGTCACTACGGCGACCAAGCTGCGTACGACCATCAACACGGCGGCGCTGACTGACGCGAAGTTCCGCGTATTCGCCGTGATCGGGCAGTTCGGTAAGCATGCGGAGTTGTACTAATGCCTACCGGGTACCTCCTGCAAGTCACCACCGGGGCGCTGTTTGGTTACACCGAACAATGGGCGAAACTGCCCGAATTCATACCGTATGATCCCGAGGTGCACGGATACCGCGAAGAAGTGGCGCACGTTCTCGGCCTGACTCCGCCGAAGGCTACGCTCCCGAAGGACGCTGAACCGCGTGTCAGCAGACTGGTCATCGAAGATGACGAGCCTGCTGAGTGACCCCCCAAGACATCCTTACCCTTGTTCGTCGCGTAATCAAGGATGACGACGCAGTAGCCTATCGTAACAACGACGAGGCTATTCGGACGGCCATTGTTCGTGCGCTACGCCGAATCGCCATCATCCGTCCTGATTTGTTCACCACCGTCGCTCCCCTAGCGACGACCCCCGGAGAGACCCTGCAATCGGTGCCGAACTACGGGCGCATCATGGAGGTATTCAGGGTTGAGGGTGGGCGTGCCGTGCTGGAAGTGACACGCGAAATCATGGATCAGTTGATTCCCGATTGGCCTACTCACGCAGCCGGGCCTTGCGAAAACTGGATGCGGCACAATCGCGACCCAAGCCGATTTTTCATCTATCCGATGGCTCCCGCCGTTCAAAACCTAGTTGCACAGTATGCGGTGGCTCCGGGGGATCTCGCTTTGTCAGACCCCATTCCTGTGAGCGACGTGTATGCCCCCGTCATCGTCGATTGTACGGTAGCTGAAATAGAGTGGGCTGACGACGAACACATGCTCAACCAGCGCGGGGATGCCTTTTACGCGCGGGTATCGCAAACACTCATGGCAAGCAACCAGAGCAAACAACAAACGGATCTCGAAGAATCGGGCGGAGATCCAAAGGTGGTTAGCTGATGGCAACCGTAAACGTAGACCAAGGCGATCTTTTTGCGGTTGGGCAAACTCCGTTAGTCATCACGGGGGTCACACAGCCCTACACGACCTTCGTAAAAGACATGGCCCCGTTTGTAACGAATTGCCCGTCACCGGTCATGGTCGATGCGTTGAGAAACGCCAGCATTGAGTTTTTCCGCCGTTCACTTGCATACCGTGTCTGGTTGACGCCGTTCAACATGACGGCCACAGTTTCCGAATACGTTCTGTCCGGTTTTCCTTTTGAGACAGAACTGGCCCACATTGTGCGGTTCGTCTGTGATTCGCTCGTTCTTACCCCGGTTACGAACGAGGAAGTGATTGGGTACGACCCGGCGTATCCGACTACGACAAGCACAAGGCCAAGGTATTACACGATGCACAAAAAACCGAGAATCAAGGTATCTCCGGTTCCGAGCGAAACACTGGCTTTGGCTTTCATAGCCTACGTAGCCGTGCAGCCAACACTTGATTCGGTCGGAGTCGAACAGGCATACATGGACGAATACCGGGACTACCTCATTGCAGGTGCGCTGTCACGTTTGCTGATGATCCCGAATCGCCACTGGACAGACCTCCAACTCGGAGCCATGAAACAGGCTAGATTCAATGCTGGAATTGAATACGCGCGTATCCAAGCAAACAAAGGGCATACGCGCAGAGACTTACGTGTTCAACCGAGGGCATGGGTATGAGCGGAATACTGTTAACCAATTTTGCGACTACAACGCTCGCATCCAGTATAACGTCGGGCGCGCTTTCTCTCACCGTGGCGGCGGGTACGGGGAGTCTGTTTCCACAACCTGTGGTTGCCGCAGATTACTTCTATATGGTGCTAGTCAATACTTCGGCACAAAGGGAAGTAATCAAATGCACCGCGCGTAGTGGCGATGTGTTCACTGTCACGCGTGCACAGGAAGGGACGCTGGCGTTGTCTTTCAGTGCAGGGGATATCGCTGCTCATCGCGTAACAGCCGCCACGCTCAATGCCCTCAAAACCGAAGCTGCGGCAGATGTGATTGCTGCGGTACTCATTCTGTCGTAAGGAATCTCCATGGCTACCTACAAATCCGGTCAATACGTTGATCTGCCTGCTTCGGACACCGTGGTGTACACGGCAACGGCTTTGACAGTCGTCTCATCCCTGATCGTCTGCAACAAGGCAGCGGCGGCGCGCACGTGTGACGTGAAGATTACACGTTCGGGTACTACGCCAACGGTGCAGATTCTAAAGGCCGCACCTATCCCGATAGCGGGTTCGCTGGAAGTCGTGCAAAACCGCACCATTGTTTTGCAAAACACCGACCAACTAAAAGTTGCCGCCAGTGCGACGACTTCGTTGGATGTGTGCGTTTCAGTAGTGGAGCCGTAACATGAAGCAGCCCTATCTCGGCGTTTCCCCGCAGGATTCCGTGCGTGTACATACCCTCACGGGTGTGGCGGGTACGAACACGATCACAGCAAACGCGACACCGGGGCTACCTTCTCTTCTGAATGGAAACCTCGTTTCCTTCAAACCGGCCAACCCGAATACGGGCGCAACTACGTTGAACGTTGACACCATCGGCGCCAAAAACATCCTGCGAAATAACGCGGCCTTGGCGGGTGGAGAACTGTCTACGAACGTACCTGTCGTGTGTTTCTACGACGGGACATCGTTTCACATTGTTGGGGGTTCGGGCAGTGTTAGTGGGCAGGTTGTCTCGCAGAATCCGACTGCGGCTACGCTGCCTTCCACGGTAATCGCGACCATCGGCGTAGGTTCCGGTTCGCACATAAAGATCGTTGGCCGGTATGCGTACATCGTTACTTCGTCCACCGGGGCGATGACGATCTACGATATAGCGAATCCGGCAAGCCCGGTGCTGATCAGCACTCTCGTGCTGGACTCGAACGGGCAGTGTCGCAGAATCAAAGTCCAAGGTAACTACGCCTACATTGTCAGTTTTGCCAATGCCTCGAAGCTGTGGGTCGTGGATATTTCAAATCCATTCACGCCCACTGTTGCGAATGGAACGGGTACGGTTGTCGATGGCACCGTCATGTGTTCGGACGTGTTTATTGCGGGGACGTATGCCTACGTTACGGGGTACGGTAATTTCCTCAAGAAATACGATGTTTCCAATCCAGCGACCCCACGGTTGATCGGCACGACGACGTTTACGGGCGGATATGTAGCCTACTCTGTTTTCGTTCAAGGGGACTACGCATATATCGCTTTTTGGTCCGGTTTTCAGGGCATACGTATCGTGCGGACTTCGACTATGGCGGACGTTGGAAACCTCGCTATAGGCGGTTCGCCGGGGCTTACTGATTTGTGGGTGGTAGGCAAGTACGCCTACACGGTCGGTTCTAACGTACATTCAATGTACGTCATCAACGTGGCAAATCCTGCTGCGCCTTCTCTGACTGCAACTTCTGCCAGCATTGGAAGTGCTTGCTACAGTCTCGCAGTGTACGGGGATTTCGCTTACATCGGATCCAACGCCTACGTATCCGTATTCAACGTGAGTGTCCCTGCTTCGCCCACCCAAGTCGGTTCGTCAATCGTTACGACAGGGTTGGTCTACGGTCTCGCATTATCGGGGTCGTACCTGTTTAACAACGAAGGGGCATCCGGCGTCCGTATACGCCAAATGCCTACTTACGATCTGGCGACCGCCAGCATCGACGTACTCGAAACCGGTACCCAAACAGTACAACAAGATTCCTATATCGGCGGCAACCAGTCAATCGCGGGGTCCGTCGGTGTCGGTGGTAATGCAAACATAGATGGCGATCTAGCCGTGACCGGTCGTTTCGCGGTTGACGAAAGTGGAAACACCAACACAAACAATTCGGGATCGGCGCGCGCTACGACTGCGACGAACGGGTTTTTCTACATACCCACATGCGCGGGAGCGCCCACCGGTACGCCAGCCTTGCTTCCCACAGGTGCCGCCCCCGCCATTATCGATTCTGTCAGCAAACAACTTTTCGTATACGTCGGCGGTACGTGGGTTGGGGTTGGGGCACGTAATCAAACAGTGTTCGTCGGAAAAGCCACCACAACTCTCACTGGCGGAGTACCCGTCGTCGTTGTTGCATGAGGAGATATCATGAGTGACGGAGATAAAAAATCCGATGACAACCGAGTGACCCTCGAAGCGCCATTTGTAAAGGCGCATTTCGAGGGGAAACACGTCAGCAACCTGCTGCGATTTCTGATCTTTCTCGGGATCGCGTTGATTCTGGTATTGGGGTATTTTCTCACACTCTCGGTGCAAACCGACCACGGCCAGATCAAATCCGGCTTGGAATCATTGAGCGAAGCCCAACGCGAGACGACCTATGTCCTGTCGATCCCGCAGGAGAAACGGGAAGAGTTACGATTAACCATGCCGGATTCGCTACGAAAACGTACCAACCCGAGATGAATCTAGTTCTACAGCGCCGAGAAACCGGACCACATGGAACATTCGGACAGATCATCGGGGTCGGAGAAGTCGTGTTCACCGGGGAATGCCCGTGGAAAAACAACCAGCGGTCAGTCTCCTGCATACCAGCAGGGGTCTATACCGTGGTTTGGGCGATGTCCCCGAAATACCGGCGATACACGTACAGGCTACGCGCAGTACCTGAAAGAGATGGGATCCTTATCCATTCGGCAAACCTTATGGGCGACACTGCTCTTGGTTTTCGTTCTCAGCTTAATGGCTGTATCGCTTTGGGTGAGCGGTTGGGCTGGTTAGATGGGCAAAAAGCCGTGCTGATCTCTCGTCCTGCCGTCCGTTTTCTAGAAGCTGCGATGGGTACTACCCCATTTGATTTGGAGGTGCGAGATGCTTGAAATCCTCGGTTCAGTGGTCGGGTCGATTTTTTCCGGCGGTGCTACCGGTATCCTCGGGGTGATTGCCCAACGGTTTGCGGATTACAAAAACAAACAGTTGGACATGGAACTCGAAGCCCAACGCTCGACAAACCGCGTGGCAGAGAAACGTGTCGACGCGGAAATCATGGCACAGGAGTGGGCGGCGCGAACCAAGGTGGCGGAAGTCGAAGGAGCTACTGCCGAGGCAGTGGCAGATGCGGAGGCTTTCGGTAAATCCTACGATCTTGAGCCGAAAAAATTCTCGGGTGACAAGCTGACCAAGGGGCAACAATGGCTCATGGTCATACTCGACTTCATTCGCGGCAGCATTCGCCCTGCTTTGACGTTGTACCTGTGCGTTCTGGTCACGGTGATTTATTACCTCGCGCGGGATAAAGTCCGATCCGAAGAACTTACCTCTGCCGAGGCCCTCGACTTGCTGAAGCTGCTCATCGGCACGATCCTCTATGTCTGGACGACGATCACTTTGTGGTGGTTCGGTACCCGAAACAAACGCAAGCAACCGGGAGACTGATATGCCGAAAAAGATGGAGCAGGCGCTGAAACGCGAAGCCTCGAAAAAAGGAATGAGCGGCAAACGCGCTGATGCGTACGTGTACGGAACCATGCGCAAAAGCGGGTGGAAACCAAAACAGGAGAAGAAGTAGTGCCCGATAAGGGGATCAAACTCTCGCGTTTTAGCGGCATTGCGCCGCGCATGGCGACGGAATTGCTGCCGGAAAGCCTTGGGCAAGTTGCGCTCAACTGCAAGGTGACTTCCGGGGATTTGGTTCCCTATCACGAATCCCGATTCCTCGTGGATACGTTGGTCGAAGACCCTTTGGCGATCTACCCCATCATCATAGACGACGTGTTCTATTGGATGATGTGGCAGACGGACGTAGATGTTATCCGTTCGCCGGTTCCCACGGTTTCACAACAAAAATTCTACTTCTCGGGCGCGCGTTCACGGGACTACCCGGTAGACCTCACTGTTGTGCCGAAGGCTACGGACATCAACCGGGCTACTTTTTTCTCGCTGGTGGGGGGAGCATCGAAGAACGCCCCGTACACCGTCGTACTGGCTGACTACGAGAAGCGAGTCGAATTCAGTGTCGGTAACATATCCTGCTACCTGCCAAGCGTGGCAACCGCGAAAAATCAGTTTGTGATACTCGTGGTCAATTCGGGAAGCGTGGGGGGTATTACGCTCGACCCCGACGGAACTGAACTGGTCAACGGAGTATCGACTTTCGAGGTTCCGACGCAAACCAAATATCTTGTCAAGTGCGATGGCACGGGATGGACAGCAACACCAGTGCTGGTCTTCCCATACGACTACTTCGATCTAGGTGTGCCCGTTCCTTCGTCACCCTGTGTGATTTCTTACGATACGGTTTTGTTCGGCCCCGAATACCTTGGTAGCGGGGATCTGAACTTTACCGGCCAACAACCTACCGTGGTGATCGTGTAATGGCAAACGTCGTAACCACCGCGCATAGTGGAAAAACCATCGACTGTTCCGGCACGCCATGGACGCTGCAACTCGATCCGGCAGCCGTGTTGGGTAACACGTTCATATGCGTAGTGCGTAATCTTGGGACCGGGGATCTGACCATAGATCCGGCAGGCGATGAACTCATTAACATATCCACAACGCTGGTGATGAAGTCGGGAGAAGTGGCGACCATCACATGCAATGGAACCGCTTTCTCAGGGGCCGTAATTTCCGGGTCATTCAAGTCGTACGTCTACACTTATGTTACGGAATGGGGTGAGGAATCCGAGCCTTCCGATTCTTCAAACCTCCTCCTGTTGACTTCAGGACAAACTGTGTTGGTTTCCGGCTTACCGGCCGTCCCGCCTGCGGGTAACTATAACGTCAAGACGTACCGGCTCTACCGGACGAACACGGGTAACACGGGCACGGCATACCAATTCCTCGTAGAACAGGATATTGGAATTACGACGTACACGGACAACACGACAAATTCGGGCCTCGGGGAAACCATCGAATCCACGTTCTATACGCAGCCACCAGCCGATCTGATCGGCATTGTCAACATGGCTAACGGGATTACGGCGGGTTTTCATGGTAACGAAATCTGTTTCAGCGAACCCTACCAACCCCATGCGTGGCCGCTGGAATACCGACAGTCGGTGGATTTCCCGATCATCGCCATCAGCGCAGTGGGTAATAGCCTTGTTGTGATGACCGAAGGACATCCGTATCTCGCAACGGGAAGTCACCCGTCGAACATTACGCTGAACGCCCTCGATCTCCTGTACCCATGCCTTACCAAGCGCGGCGTGGTGAATCTCGGCACCGGGGTGGTTTACCCCTCGTACGAAGGGTTAGTGCACGTATCCTCGGGTACGGCCAGTCTTGCGTCAGTTCAGCAGTTCACGCGTGACGAATGGGAGGAATACAACCCGGCTACCATTTTTGCGCAGTACTACGACGGAAAATACTTCGCAAACTACATCGATGATTCGGGGGCGTATTCGTCGTTCATCTTCCAGATCGACCGCGACAAAACTACGGCGTTGGTGGCCACCAATATCCGCGCGACTGCCGGGTACAGCGACCCCAAAACAGGGGAGTACTTCTTCGTCCAGAATAACAAAATCTACTTGTGGGACGACGAGACGCAACCCTCGAAACCGATGGATTGGCACTCGAAGGATTTCGTGCGTGCCAAGCCGGTCAATTTTGGTGCGGCACGTATCTACGCAGCGTTTCCGTCGCTTGACTACACGGAAGAAAATGCGGCGATTCAACTGGCCAATTCGCAGATTGCCGACCCACTTGGATACATCGGCGACACTGAACTGGCGGACCAAGTACCGATTGCCGGGGATCTCTACCAAGCCCTGTTGTCAGCCGACGCAGACTCGCAAATCCTGTTCCAGCTTTACGTGGATAAGGAACTCAAGTGGCAACGGTATGTTTCAAGTAACCGGGTGTTCCGTCTTCCGACCGGATATAAATCGGATACGGTGGCGTTTCGCGTTGGAGCAAAATTCCGCATTCATACAATTCTCGTAGCAGAAACCCCGACTGCCTTGGAGACTCTCGATGCCGCGTAACAATTTTCAAAGCATTCCGACGCTGCCCGATACCGGACACGATGGACTTAATCGCGCCCTCGAAGCGATGAAGCAGAACATCGAACTGCTGTGCGGTATGCGTGGAAGCGGCGAAACGGCAATCATCAAGAATTTTGTCAGCACTGCATATCCAGCGGCGGTCACGGGTACCACCGCAACGGATATCGCTAATCTGCGCGAAACGCTGCGTTCGTTGATGACGGACTTAAAGGAATAACCATGCCAGCCCCAACCACAAGAATCGATGAGTATGGCAACCCTATTCAGGGAGCCATCAGCGCGCCGAGTACGACGAACACATCGGGTACGTTCGACTGGTCGCAATGGGGTGGGCAGAACGTCGGGACAGCGTTCACGCCGGAAGAAACGTTTGCCGGTGGCGCGTATGACTACAACCCCGACAAAACATTTCGCAGGTTGGGGAGCGAATTCACGCGCTATGAGGTCCCGGCTGACCAGATGTCGAACGAGGCATACATACCCACTGGTATCACGGATTACCGGGAGACCGACCAGATCCAGCGTCTCGTGGATGGGCAGTGGCAGGACTACAACGTGCCTCATGCGGAGGAAGCCGGTTACACGTGGTCGGGTGCGAATGACCCGCGTCTATTTGGGCCGGAAGCCAACCTGAACAGCGATTTTGCCAATTGGCTTTATGAAACACCCGGCGTACTCGGGCAAGTCAATCAACGTAACCAAGTTGGATACGATGCGGGAATGTACGGCGAGGCCCAGTTGCCGGGGTACTACTCGGGGCAATACGCGCAGAGAGACCCCACGAATACTGCGGGGCTTTCGGGAATGTTTGACCCCGCAGCCGGGGCGAACTGGACGGACTACATGAGTGCGGGGTCACAGTCCACGCGCGCAAGCGCAAGGCAAAAAGCCGAATTCATGGAAGGGCTAAAAGCGGCTGGCATGATCGCCTCGCTAGTCAGTGGCGGATCCATGTTGGAAAAAGCATTCAGCAGCGGTGGTATTGACCCGTTCGCCTACGAAAGCTGGATGGCCGATAACCCGGCGGCGACAGTCGACCAGTGGGGGAACCAGATAGGTTCGTCCAGCATCCCCGGTGGGCTATCGAGTTACGACCCGTCGAACTTCGGGTACGAATACGGACCTACGGGACCGGAGATCGATCCGTCAAATTACGGGTACGAATACGGACCTACGGGACCGGAGATCGATCCGTCAAATTACGG